TGTCACCATTCTCTGGACGGTGGCGCGGAGATACAGTGATATACCCACCCACTGGGAGTTCGGGAGACATTACCTCACTTAGAATCTCCAAAGCAAAACAGGTCTTCGCGCAATCCCATGCCGCAGGGATCAGGGTCAGTGGCCTATCCATCCCAAGGGGGGCGTCTTCCCACGAAACTACAGGTATATAATGTTGTGACGGGGCAGGTGGAGCATCTCTGATTGCAGGGTGGTCATCAGGGAGTGTGGACAACCAACCTTCTGGCAAATTTAACCGCGCCTCAAACTTACTAGCCGATCTCTCGCCCATGTTTCTCAGTCCATTGACCAACTGGTAGACGTACCCTGTCGATACGCCCATGGCCTTGGCTATCTGTCCTTGACTGCCATATTTGTTCACAACCTCTATGAAGTTGAGTTTGCGAATTTCTGCTACATCTACTGACATTAAGCACTCACCCCCCAAAAAAAGTCTGGATTATATAGTAAAAAGTGGGTCATAGCCCACAAAAATGAATTAACCCTATCGTACACCCCGTACCACGGTACGGAGTCAAGCTAAAGTTTGATATTAATCCTATAGCTTATGCTATATATACGCCCCTTGACAGACGCAGTCAACCCCAACTGTTAGATAAATGTGACAAATAACTTGTGAGACTCATAAGCATTTGCTATGATGTGAGCATGAAATATAAAAAATACTATGCGACTCTGAATAGAGAGCAGAAAAAAACACTAGCCGAAAGGCTACACACATCTCCTGAATATCTAGCTCAGTTAAATTCTGGCATGAGGTACGCAGGTTTAAAAATTGTAAGGGCTATCGAACCCGCAACAGACGGGGTCGTGGAAATGCATGAACTGCCCCTCAAACCATTACCGCGATCACTGGTCGTGTCGTTCTAAACTCAAGTGCTGATTGAGTCCCTTTAAGCCTCCCTCGCGGAGGCTCTTTTTTTGGCGGTATGTACAATGGAGAGTTAATCCGTGTCTGAAAATAACGTAGCAGTTTTAAATAATTTAGCAAGTCTTGCTCATCAACTAGATGATGCTCCCGAAAAAGAGGGTGACTCATTCTTAGTGCATTGTGTTGCTCATGAAGACACACACCGCAGTCTTCTGCTCAGTGAGGGAGCAACGGGCAAGACGATTGTGTATTGCAGGGCAGGCTGCACTCAAACCAAAGTGATCTCAGAACTTAGAGACCGTGGATTGTGGAGAGCAACCCCTCGCCCCGTGGTGGCGTCAGTTCTATACCATTATATAGACGAGTTTGGACGAGAGTTCATGACCAAGCGCAAGACCCCCAAGACCACGGTGAAAGGTAAGAATAAGTATGCTATTGGTAAGATGGACGATGAGAAGTTCAAGGCCAGTGGCAAGCCAGAAGGTACACCCCCGCTCTACGGGTTGGTCAGTCTTCTTGAGGGTGAGCCTGAGTTTGTTTGTGTTGTTGAGGGTGAGAAGGATGTTGACTCTATAGTCAGTCGTGGTGGCGTTGCAGTTTGCAACTATGACGGGGCAGGTAAATGGAGTGATGAGTACACTAATGTCCTGAGAGGCCATCGGGTTCTGATCATCCCTGACAACGATAGGGCTGGTCGTGATCACGCTTCTCTGGTTGGGGGTAAGTTAGATGAAGCCGGTATTGACGTTAAAGTTTGGTATATCGATGATATCGAAGAGAAGAGTGACGTCACAGATTGGTTTGAAGACCACAGTGGTACTTGGGAAAAGCTGAGAGAGTCTTACAGACTCTGTAGTTCTTTTGATTCAGCAGACGATGGGTCACCGTGGACAGATAGAATGTTGGTTACTGAGCGGGGTGGCTTTGAGCGTGTTCTTTACAACGTGAAACTCATGCTTGAGAATTCTCCTAAGACCAAGGGTGTCCTGAAGTACAACGAGTTCCAACAACGATCTGAGGTAGCGAACTCTGTGCCATGGAGACGTAAGGATCACGACTTGGCGATCACAGATTACGATACGTTAGAGATGACATCCTACATGAACGAAGGTGGCCTGATGGTCAGTAAGTCCATGGTCGATCAGGGTGCTGAAGTAATCTCTAAGAAAAGAGACAACAGATATGACCCTTTAAAAGATTATTTATCGGTCTTAAATTGGGACGGTGTGGGTCGTGTCGATAGGTGGCTCAAGGAAATTGGGGCAACATCTGACGAGGAGTACTGCAAGCGTGTTGGTGCTGTGTGGTTAATCGCAGGTGTGGCCCGTGGATTGAACAGTGATGGTGTGAAGGCGGATCAGATGCTGATTCTTGAGGGCGATCAAGGCATCAGGAAATCAACGTGTGCCAAGGCCCTGTGTCCCGTAGACGAGTGGTTTACGGACAGCGTTAACACCTTTGAAGACAACGATACTATCTTGAAGATGCAGGGCAAATGGATCATTGAGATTCCAGAACTTGCGGCATTTAATAAGACTCAGATCAACCAACAGAAAGCATTCCTAAGTCGTACACATGACACAATGCGTCTGGCTTATGCTCGGTTCGACTCAACCTTTCCAAGACGTTGTATCTTCATAGGTTCGCATAACCCAGAGGGTGATGGTGGCTATCTGAATGACTCGTCAGGAAGTCGTAGAGTTCTGCCCGTCAGCATGGGTGGTGATATCAACATCGAGTGGCTTGAGAAGAATAGAGATCAGTTATGGGCAGAGGCCGTGGCTCGGTACAAGGGGGGAGAAAAGTGGTGGTTCGATCCTAGTGATGCTATCAATCAGCAGGTTCTGGATGAGCAGACAGCTAGGTATAAAGAGCATGAGATCATGGAAGAAGTGCGGCACTTCTTGACACACAGACCTGTGAATATAGGTGGCGTCATAGAGTGGACGGAACGTGATGAACCTGACCTAGTGTTTTTCCCTAAAGTTTTCTGGGAATCTATGTACGGGGAAGATTATGCGACTAAATGTCCCAAGCATACTAAGGATGGCATGGCCCGTGGAATGAGGATTCGGAAGTGGAAGAAGGGCAAATACTACTGCAAAACCACCAAGACTACGAAGGGTGGGTGGCGTGAAACTGATGAATCTGAGGGGTTTGAAAATGTAAAAGGTGAGGTTTCCAATAAACCCACAGCAAGTGCTAGTGAAAAAGAGGGCAAAAACCCTCACTCTGCTTTTTCGGAAAATAGGGGTGAGGTCGGTTTACCCACAGCAAATGCTAGGGGTGATGGTGGTCGTGGAAGTACACCTCCCCCTAAAGTCGAGGTGAGGTCGGAGAAAAGTGAGGAAAACGGGGAGGTCGTGGAGTCAGTAATGGCGGGGTCTGTAGAGGTATCTCCCCTTTCTCACCCTACTACTACAAAGAGTATATTTGACAGGTAAATATGACTAATATAAAAAAGCGTAGTATGGAGAAGAGTGTTGCCACTTTTGGAGTGAGAAAGGTGAGGTCTTGGATCGGGTCAAAAAATGTACCTCCCCTTTCTCACCTCGTAACTGGTGAAACTTTGCTTCGGGATTTGAGTGAGTGGATGAGTGGTTTTGAGGGGGTCTTTGGACTCGATCTTGAGACCACGGATTTGAGTGGTCGATGGGCATCAGGTGGTCGGGTTCGACTGCTCCAGATTTACCGTGGGGATATCGATCAAGGGATTGTTATTGATGTCGGTGACTGCGGCCTTGAACCTTTTAAAGAGGTCATGGAAGGTCATGTATATGTTGCTCACAATGCTGTGTTTGAACAGACATGGTTCGTAGATGCTGATATACACATAGAAGTTCACGACACAATGCTTGCGTACTCAGCAATGGTTGGTGGCGTCATGAGTTTGAATGATATGAGTAAGAGATTGCTCGGGGTCGAACTTGATAAGTCATTTCAGAAAGGTGGGTGGGGCCGTGAGGAATTGTCTAATGGGCAAATTGGTTACGCCTTTACCGATGCATGGGTGGTGTTAGAGATATGGGATTTAGTTTCCGCGGAGATGGATCAGAAAGATTGTCGGTCAGGATATGAGGTTTTGCTCGGTGCTGTACCCATGGTAGTCGAGATGCAACTCCACGGATTTACTTTCGATGTTGACTCCCACGCCCAGTTCATAGCGAAGTTTCAGAAAGGGTATGAGACTGCTGAATCCTACCTCAGATGGAAGGTCGGTGACGATGTTGAGAATTGGGGATCGGTGCGTCAGATTGACGTATGGTTTGAGCAGAAATTAGCTGATCTTCCACGGGAAGAAAGACGGAAGGTTTATCGGTGGCCCAAGACCCCCAAAGGTATGCGTTCCTATGGCTCAGTGGCCCTCAGTGAGGTGATAAGCAAGGGACTAGTGCCACAGTCTTTGGTAAAGATTTTCAGGGCTTATACGGTACGACAGAAGAGGGCAAAAATCATCAGTTCGTTTGGTGAATCTCTGCTTGGACGAGTATATGACGGAAGGATAAAAGGAAACTTCTCAATCTCCCGTGCCAAGACGGGCCGTATGTCAAGTGACAAGCCGAACTTCCAGAATTTTCCCAATGGTAAATTTCGTGATCTGTTTGTTGCATCGAAAGGCCATCAGCTTGTCATCTGTGATTACTCGCAGATAGAAGTGAGATGCCAAGGCGAGATGGCAGATGAGGATGTGTTCCGTGAGATTTTCAAATCTGGTGGTGACTTTCATTACAATACCGCGAGTGCAATGTTCCACAAGCCAGTGTCTGAGATATCAAAAGAGGAGAGGCGTAGGGCAAAGGCGTTAACTTTCGGCATTCAATATGGTATGGGTACGGCATCAATTGCTAGGGCGTTGGGTGTTGATACAGCAGAGGCTGAAATCTACTTACAAGCATGGCTTGATAAGTATCCGAAGGTCAGGGCATGGAGGGACAAGGCATTAGCGTTAGGTCAGACAGGGCAACCAATAAGAACGGCAGGGGGGAGGTTGATTTCGGGGACGTCTAAGTTTGTCCCTGCCCAACTCGTAAATTTTCCTGTACAGGGCAGTGCAGGTGATGTCTTATACAATGCGATGAGAAGGGTGATGGTGGACAAAGACGCAGATGTGAAAGCGTTATCTGTTGTCCACGATGAGATAATTTTAGAGTGTCCAACGGACAAGGTCGAGGACACAAAGAAGATGTTAGAAAGTGCTATGGCGAATGGGTATCTGGATGTGTTTCCAGATGCAGACATAACGGGCATCGTGGATGCAGAATCGGGTGATAATTGGGGAGCAAAGTAATGAATAATATGGTTGAAAGAGTGGTCGATTGGAATCTAATCGCAGGTAATTACAGGGGTGATCTTGAACATCCACCGTGGAACTCAGTTTGGAGACAGTATGTGTTGCTGAAAGAAGAGTTTGAAGAGACTGAATACGCCCTTGCAAACAGAGATATAACAGAGGTTGTAGATGGGGCCGTGGACTGTATGGTGGTGTGTATTGGCCTGCTGAATAGATTAGGGTTGAGTAAAGATCAGGTCAACTCTGCCATTGATGAGGTGCTTAGTTCAAACGAAAGCAAATTCACAACAGACAAACGGGTTGCTCTTGAATCTGCTGATCGCTATATCAGGGCAGGGGTAGCAGTTGAAGTTAGTAAGTCTTCACCGTACATTCTAAAAGTTTCGGGGGGTTCTAACCCTGAGTACCCGATAGGTAAAATTCTGAAGGTAGATTCTTATGTAAAACCTGATCTTGAGTCTGCTCTTCGGGAGACGTTATATTGAGAATTAAGACAGGTGATTACGAGATTAAATTTTACGACAGGTATGGGGCCAAGGTGAAGACAACACGTAAAGCATCAGCGTCCAGTTACACATCAGCGATTTTGAAAGGGAGAAAATTCATTGGTATCCACGGCCTTAACTCTTTTCGTGTTGACCGTTTGATCTATAACTCGTTAGACAAGCGAGGGTTCTTGTGAGGGAGTGGTTGAATCGATGGATAGGTTGGGGCCGTGATGACCATAAATGTAGGGGGTATATCGTATCCCCAAGGGAAGGCGTTAAAACTTGTACAACTTGTGGAAAACGAACACCCCTGTCTCAAGTGTAATCATCGTACAAAGAGAGATAGTCGGTGTATTGTAGGTACTCTTTTAACTGATCATCCCGCAACTTTTTGAAACCCAAACACCACTCACATTGGTATTTGTGGGTGGTGTCCTCGGCTATGCCAGTACCTTGACATGGTGGGCAGGGGGTCATCAATGGACTGTCCTAGTATTTGAGTTTATAAACTCAAAGTTTACATTCACTTCCTCATCACTAAAGTCATACGCTATCTTCTCGACAAGAGTCTCGACAATCTCTGACCATTGGCCTACATCAGCTTCAGCGGTCAGTAGGCTAAACAATCCACAACCCACCAACACTTCACTCAACTTAGACACGGTGACATCATCGTCACCATGACGTTGTGACAACAACCGCAATGCCCTGAGAAAAGTGTTGACCGCATCTTCCCTGAGTTGAGTGTCCTTATCCCTCAACGTATCCAATTCTGCCTGAGTTAACTTTTTATCCATGGCTAAGTTTACCACCGAACACCCCAGAATAAATGTTCTGGGTGTAACGAGGTTCCCGATGGTTCACTACCCTGAACTCTCGTATGTCTGCATCCACAACCCCCCTCAGAAACTTAGTTGCTTTCCGATGACTGTTGAACTCAGCTAATTCCAACCATCTGTTGCCAACCCTTTCTTCCACGATTAGCCACCGCTTAAACGACTGTAGTCTGCTCATGACTTAACCCCTCTCGGTGTAGGTATCACCTCATTGATATAGTTGCGTAACGCACGTTGTGCGTCCATCACACCGTACTCAGCGGGGATAGTCTCCCTGAGAATTTCTTGCATAATAAATATTTTCATATCCTCATGGTTCTCAGGCCCGCCCCCCATCACAGGGTAGACAGTACACTCAAGCCAACCGTATATAAAATCTCTCAACGTCTCGATGGTGTTGGTGTCCCAGTTGCGGTCAGACCACATATCAGATACCGTCTGTTCGATTAGATCAAGCGACTCCCAGAATGCGTGTGGTTTAACCCATAGAATCGGAAGTTCAGCATCACTACCTTCCACTATGGATGAGATGCCAACACCTGTAATTTCAACCTTACTGCTCGGTGTGTCAGACAAGGGGTTGTAGATGCTATCCCTTCGGGGTAGGTCTTCACCACTAGTCACCCAACTACCCATGTCGTTCAGTTGGAACTTCACGGAGATGTTCACCCCCACGCCCGCCTTGTATATACTGCGGTAGAATTCATACGGTGACTCATAGTCCTTCATCAGTTCCTTGAAACTACTTACTGGTTTTTCTTCCATTACTCGGTTTGTTCTGCTCATAACTCACCTCTTATGATTAAAATTTCCTTGATTAATGCATCCAACTTTTTCTTTTGATCGCTGACAAACTCATGTGCAACCTCGACATACGGGCTGTCCAAAAACTTTAAAGCCACCGCTAATGACTGACCTTTGTCGATATCTTTTTCTACTTGTTTGCGTTGCATATCAAGAGTAGTAACCCTTTCCGTTTTGTATTCAATAACATCCATCTCACTCTCCATTTTTGTTATAATTACTTGCGGTTAAAACTTGCGGCTAAGATTTTTTTGCGATAGGTCTTAGCCGCAAACTTTTTATGCGGCCTCAAGTCTGTATAATTCCTCATCAAGGATTCTCGTTTGGATCGCTGTCCGTTTAGCGATCAACTGCGGATTACATTCCCGTGCCGTGCGTGAAGGCTTTATCGCCTCGGTGCAACTCTGTTGCAATCGCCACAAACTCCACCCATTAGAGGCGTGTTCTTTGTACTTTGGGGCATCCCATTGCTGAATCGCACACCCAAGTTGTGAGGGTGATAAACCCCCCGATCTGAAAATGTTACCTAAGACACTCGTCCCATGGTCTTGACTCAACTCGACATCCTTGTACGCTTTGATGAACTCCACCTGACGTTCCAGAATCTCAGGTACTCGCTCAAAGATTCCATCAATAATTGATCCCATTCTTGAATTCAGATGGGTCGTTTGCTTGGTCGAGATGGCATCGCCCAAGTCACCCGAAAAACAGAGATTTGAGCAAACCGTCACTCGGTTACCAATGACCAATGACCTCGGTAAAGTTTGATTAGTGCTTGCCCTTAATCCGATGATCGGTGACCACGATTTATCACCATTAGGGTTCGCTAATTTCAACGCACCAAAGAACTGACGGTGCTTTTGAGTTGTTACGAATTCACTTTGAGTTACTGTGATTCCGTGCTTGTCAATTCCTTCCATCACTTGTTCAGCGAAGGTGCTAAAATCTACTGGGTTATGAAACTTACCTATGTTTGATGCCTGCGGTAAAGTTTTCAAACTTTCTAAAGTGTGATGGACATTTTTTTCAGATGGGTATAAGAGTGCTGTTGTCATTTTATTTCTCCAGTTGTGTTGTTTTAAAAGTTTCAGCATTTGCTAAAAGCTGAGTCAATCTTAGTCCTATGCTTGCGCTATGTCAATAGCTAAAGCTAATTTATTTTAACGATCCTAGTTCGATACTTTCTTGGTACGTAAATATAGGGTGATTTAGGATGTGACCGTACTTTGAGAATAGTAGCTTAAATTCTTCCGCTAACTCTCTGTCTGATAAGTCTAGTAACTCATCAGCAACTTCTACATTCTCGATGTCGTTTCTCAATCGCTCCATCTGATGATTGCACGTATCTTCTGCGACCCACTTGTGGGGGGCATCAGCCATGATGCCTGTACAATCATCAATGTGGATGTGGAAATCATCGTATGCAAATACTGGTACTGTTGCTGTTTTCATGATTCCCCCTATGTGTACCGTTTCATTTTAGGATAAGTCGATACTAATTTACCCTCGGTTAGTAAGTCGTATAATTCCCAGTTCAAAGTATCACGGGGTACAAATTCCACGGACTCATCGAATGCTACCCTGCCATATAACGTGACAAGTCGATCAGCAATGGCCATGTCAAGGGGTGTATACGTCTCTACAATGTAAGCAGGTTCCACGACACCCTGTGAATTTACAAAAGAACCGTCATCTTCAGCGAGAAACGCTTCAAATGACATCTTATTCTGTCTCCATTCTTCCCATCTATTCGCTTCAGAGTTGCGATAGGATAGAAGAGCTCTCAAATCACTACAGACCTTTGCCCCCTTCAACATACCCTGATAACCTCGTTCAAGCAGTCCCTTAGATACGTTCATGACTCCCCCTTTTTATCTGCTTCATGATGTCCGAAACTACTTCCATTCCACGGCTCAGTAAGTAAGGATCGCAATCATCTTCCCTGCCCAACTCTAACGTGTCACTACACAATGTATACACTTCCATCAATGCATCATATGTAGTGTGATACACCCGATTTTCTATTTTTACATCAATTAATTTGCTCATGCTCTTCTCCATATATTTGGTTGGTGTTATATGAATGGAAAACCACCCATTCCAAGTGGACTTTTTGTCAACTCTCTGGCCCACTTAACTGATGCATCGTTACGGGCATCGGTATAGTCTTTCATGCCATGAACCTCGATGGTTTTTAGTAACGCCCCCATGAAACACTGTTGAAGTGTGGGGTGTTGGAATGTCAGTGATTTACCCATCATTTCACCCACCTCAGTGCTATCACCCATGTTAATTTCTTTAATCAAAGATTCCATTGCATCTTTAATACGCTGTTCTTTGTCCGTTTTTGCTATGTGACGATTTAAGGCTATCGCTAATTCATCAGTCATTTTATTCTCCCTCTTGTTCGTAATGTTTGTTCCACGCCCGATGCTCAGTATCGTCTAAGATTCTTAACCAAAAATCATTACTTGATTTAATCCCCAACTCACTACATAAAAAACAAACCTCCATTACATCATCATCAAGATCATTCAGAAAATCTGCGAACTCATTTGGTGTTTTAGCTACGTCATACCAGTGTGTCGGGTGATCTTTTGGCCCGTCATATCTCTCAGCAGGGCTTTTTGTCACTTTCGCAACTTGATAGTAAGTGTTCATCTGATACCCCCTTCTATAATGTATAAATGTGTGCTGTGACATACAGGACAGAACACGCCCCTTTCCCCGTCTTTGTGTTCAATTCGGGGATTTTCTGCATGGTCACGCCCTTTGTATTTACAGCGTAAACATTCAGATAATTCCCCTCCTTGAACTATTTCCCACATTTTTTTGGTCTCCATTTTGGTCTCCATTTTTGTTAAAAGTTCCTAGCAATTGCTAAGGCTTAACTTATACTAAACCTTAGCATTTGATATGTCAATAGCTAATAGTTAATTATTATGCCTTACTCCATACGCTCATGATTATTGCGTAAGGCCCGTCAGCATCAGCCCTACGCTCCACGTATGCGGCTAACATAGTCTCTTTGGCATCTGATAAATCCCTGATATCAGCTTTATCTATGTGTTTTTGTTCATTACCCAACCACACATATTTCCCAGTACAGTACTTGCAAATATATGTATTGAAAGGGAGTACTTTAATCATTTTTTTAGCTTGGGATTTTTTGATAAGTTTCATTTTTACCACTCCATTTTTTGTGATTGTTTTATTGTTAAATCAACTGTTGATAAATTGACTTAAAAATAAAGGGGCCATTTCTGGCCCGATGTTTTTATGCTATTGCGGCCAGTTCTAAAGCTTGTTTTTCTGTCCAGAAAAAATCTTGATCTTGAGACTTTTCAAGTCTATTTCTATCGCTTTGTTTACCCCCCTTCATACGTAGAAATTTAAGCTTTACAGTATCAGCTGATCTGTCATCGTGTTTGTCAGCATCCATGAATCTTGAGCGTATTTGATCATTCACCTTCCACTCCCTTTTACATTCCTTTGTATTGAGTGCAACAACTACGTGTTGGCCGTCTTTGATAGCCTTGATGGTTCTATTTCTCACTGTTTCGTTAGCATTGGAACCACTGAAAACCCTTGTAATATTGTTAAGGCCCAGTTTTTTGTCTTTTTCAAAATAGGCTAATCCTTTTGAGTATTCGACAAAAGTCAGGAACCAAAATAGTTGATAAATACTTTGAAACTGTTTGAATAAATCCTGAGTACCGTTTAAACGAATGATTAATAAATCCTTGTACTTTTGATGTAAAAAACTTAACTCATCGGCTATTCGTTGAATAAATTGCTCAAAGCGAAACAACATTAAAATTGTGCGTTTTATTTTGGCGTTATCAGCTACTTCCATTCCTAGTTGGCCCGACCACGCTAAACAGGTTAAGAAACATCCATTTTGCTCAGCCCATGGGCATAAAGTTTTTTTGCTTACTTTGTTATGGGGCGACAAAAATAGTACATATTGGATTTTACCCGTCTCTTTTTTTGTCTTTTCTGTTTTTGCTGATTTGCTCAGTACAAAATCCATTGGCTTATTTAAATAGTCGTGATTGCTCACACCTCGAGTTTCACTCTTTAGCCACGTCTTCGCGTAGTCAGTTAATTTAGTACTTTTTAACAATGTTTCTAAGGCTAACGGTTTAAAGGTGAAAGGTTTTAATTGCTTAACACCTTGATAATCTTTTTTTAATATCATAGTAAATTTTCCTGATAGGCTTGAACAATGTGTTGTTTAAAATCATTAAGCAAATGCTTAACTTGATTCCAGATTATCACTCACAATTTAGTATGTCAATAGCATAAGGTTAAAACATGGCCTTAAAAATCCCTTATATAAGGTATACGACTTGATTTCTGACAGTATTCAATTCACATGGAATAATTTAAAAATCAATGGTTTATGCTAGAATTGATTTTTAAATGGTAGGTTATTTAGGCCCTTATTTATAAAGTTAAAGTAATACTATTAAGTAAATCAATAGCATAGAGTGAATAATGGCAAAAAGGTGTCAAAAAGAGCGGGATTAAAAAGGTAAAAAATAAAAAGAGGGGTGTAGGTTTGCCAGACCCTAGAGACCCCCTGTGGGTGTCGCGGCCCCCACTCTGATATACATACAATAATGACGGTGAATTAGTAGTAAAAATAAAAATGGGATTTTTATAGTAGGGGGGTGGGACTCGCGACCCCACCCTTTAACACAGTACGAGGGGTGGCTCATGGAAGGGTCATATGAACCAAGTAGAAATACCGTACCACCCAAGACCTCTACAGAGGCATCTCCACGATAGCGTCCGTAGATGGACAGTAGTTGTAGCCCACAGACGATTTGGCAAGACATTCTGGGCAATTAATCACCTGCTCCGTGACGCCTTGACGATGCGTAAGAAAAACGTGCGTCTAGCCTACATAGCCCCCACGTACCGACAAGCCAAGGTGATCGCATGGGACATCTTGAAGAATATGTCCCGTGTCATCCCAGACATATCGATCAACGAGACTGAACTCCGCATAGACTACCCAACTGGGGCGAGGATCAGGTTATACGGGGCTGGGGACGATCCAGACGCACTCCGTGGTCAGTACTTCCACGGAGTCGTGATGGACGAGTATGCCCAGATGCCAGCAAATCTGTTCGGTGAGATTTTGAGGCCAGCCTTGTCAGATAAAAAAGGCTATGCTATCTGGATTGGGACGCCCATGGGGCAGGATGCTTTCCACGACCTGTACCAGCAAGCCAAGATAAAAGAAGAAGCAGACCCCAAGTCCGCATGGATGACGGCTTTATTCCGCGCGTCTGAGACTAATGTCATCGATGCTGAAGAACTCGCAGACGCTAAAGACATCATGACTGATGCCGAGTTTAATCAGGAGTACGAATGCTCTTTCCAAGCGGCCATAGAAGGTAGTTATTACGGGTCTTTCATGGACAGAGCGGAGAACGAGGGCAGGTTAATATCAGTCCCCTATGACCCCATGCTCCCTGTCAACACGGCTTGGGATTTAGGAATTTCGGATTCCACCTGCATACTAATGTATCAGGTTGCTGGGAACGAAATACGCATCATAGATGTGTACGAAATGGACGGGGAGGGTCTGGCTCACTACATCTCTTACTTATCCACGAAACCCTACACTTGGGGGACTCACACAGCCCCTCATGACATACAGGTCAGGGAGTTGGGTACTGGGAGATCGCGACTAGAACAGGCCGCCTCCTTGGGAATTAACTTCCAGATAGCCCCCCAGATCGGAGTACAGGATGGCATCAACGCTGTGAGGACGATCTTTCCGCGCATCTGGATCGACAAGGTTAACTGTCGGATAGTCGTTGAGGCTCTGCGGAACTACCGCAGGGAGAAGAACAAGCGGACTAACGAGTTCAAACCAAGACCCCTCCATGATTGGAGTTCGCATATCTGTGACGCTGTCCGTTATATGGCTGTCAATTTCAACGAACAGTCCCAGCTTATCAACGCAGGCAGGGAGCGTAAGAAGATGTCCCAATCCCAGTGGATGTCTGGTGACTCCACAGCGGGGTACTAGATGGCACGAAGATCATCTATACCACAGGCCGTGGAAGACCGCATATACGCTTGGGTGAACTGGGAAAGGACTCTGCTGGAGACCTCATCAATTGGTTACCCCCACGAAACCATGGAGTCGAAGCTATCTCGCGGGGTCGCTACGGGGTCGGCTCCCCCATCGTCACGAACTCCCGAAGTCTTAGTACCACGACATCTCCAAGTCATCGATCACGTAATGACAAGGATGCCACCTAAGTTACAGGCCGCACTTATATCCCACTATTCTCTAGACCCCCGCGCCAAGGTAAGCAAGCACCACCTGACCAAGGCTCAGTACTGGTTATTAGGGGCATTAGAACACGCAGTCACTGAGGTTAATACTAGAGTGTAAACTATTAGCTATTGTATAAGCAATAGCTATAATAGTAGTGTGGCTAGGATACAAGCGCATCCGAACCGAGCAATCCCACCCACTGCTCTTGCCACACTTTTTAACTACCTGTGCGTGAGAATATGTCAGCCACTTCCCCAAAGAAATTAACCCTAACCGATGTTCTACGGCTCCCCATCCAGTGGGACGATACCTTGTCAGAATTTGTCTGGTCTAGGGATGTAGCTAGACGGTGTAAAAAGGGGGATGTGGTTGGGGGCATTTGCACAAAGACGGGTTATCGAAGTATGAGATACCAAGGTAAATCTCACTATATTCATAGATTAGCCTACGTGTGGCACACAGGGCAGACATTGACTAGGTGTATTGACCACATAAATGGTGACCGTAGTGATAACAGACGAGAGAATTTACGTCAGGTAACTTACACGGTTAATAACCAGAATAAGCGAAGGTACACAAACAACACTACGGGCGTCACAGGGGTACGGATGATGCCCACGGGGAGGTTCAACTCCTTCATTTGGAAGAACGGAAGAAGATTACACATAGGATGCCACGACACTTTAGAGGAGGCATCCAGAGCAAGGCGCGGAGCGGAGATAGATTTAGGCTACCACACTAATCACGGGAATGTGATACTTCCTACATAAGAGCAAATGCTTGCCATTAATCCTTTTTATTGTTATAATATTATCTATGCTAGTGGTTTTGACCTCTCCGTTCACCCACTTGTTGTTACCCCCTATCTGACCTTAATCCCAGTTAGGGGGTTTTTTACATCCAGAGAGAACATATGACTGACGTTGACCTTGAAGAAATCGTTGACCTCGACATAGAGACAGACGAGTTACCCTTAGAAATGACGAGGGCAACAACGCCCCGCAAGCCCAAGCGTAAGAAGACTGCTGGGTCGGGTCGCAAGAAGGGTGTTAAGAATAAAGAGAAGCAGTTCGGTGAGAGTTACATCGCCAATGCCCTAACTACTGCTGGTTGTTGTCCTCTCAGGTCTTTAGTCCGCGTGGGCAGAAAGGCCGAGAGAGAAGGACAGTACTCATCCGCGATCAAGGCGTATAGCGACATCTTAGGCTACATCCAAGCAAAGCCCCGCGCACCTCTTGTGGCAATAGAATCTAAAGGGAATTTAGTATTCAAGTGGCAAGACGAGGTCGAGACTACAGAAGAGGCTTTTATAATAGACCAGACATCTGGTGACAGGGACTAGTAATGGAAGAAGAGTTGAGCCAGATTATAGACAATGAGTTCGAGAATCTCCCAGAAGTGGAAGATTCAGATGCCGCTTATATGGCAGAGATTGATGATCTACTAAATGAGGATCGGGAGACGTCTGAGAGACTCTCCGCTCTAGGTGTCAGTTTACAGTTGAAAGCGGATGAGACCGTGGCCCAACGGGCTGAGATCGAAGATAACTGGATGGATGACCTGAAGCAGTTCAACGGGGAGTACTCCGATGTTGAGCAAGCCAGACTCAAAGCCTCTGGTGGTTCTATGTTGTTCGCCAACATCACCCGTCCTAAAGTCAACGCGGCCGAGGCTAGGATAAGCGACATATTATTTCCCACGGACGATAGTAACTGGGATATCAGGCCAACCCCAGTACCTGAGTTACAAGACTTCCAAGAATCTGAAACCCCCGTGGGTATGACTCCAGAGGGTAACGAGGTTCAAGAACGGGATGTGGCCGCTGGCGTTGTCAAAGAAGCTACGCTCAGAGCCAAGAAGATGAAAGACGAGATGGCCGATCAGCTTATAGAAGCCAACTGGGCATCTGTCTGTAGAGAGGTTATCCACGATGCCGTGTTGACGGGTACAGGCATCTTGAAAGGAGTGACTGTCTACGACAGGATATCCAAGCGATGGAATTCCATCCAAGACGAGAACGGTAACACTGCACGGGTTTTGGAAGTTACCATGGACAAGAGGCCAACGTGTGAGCGTGTCGATCCATGGGATTTCTTTCCAGATATGTCAGCTAGAAAGATTGGCGAGGCAGAGTATGTACTCCAACGGCACGTAATGTCGCGCAAAGAGTTACGCGGCCTTGCCAAGCAAGAGGGTTACTTAGCTGGTCAGATAAACGACATCCTGATAGGGGAGGGTGAAGATACCCCAACCGCTACACATCTGGAAGAGATGCGGAGTATGGCGGGCATATCACTAGCCAAAGCAACTCGCTACGAGGTTTGGGAATACCACGGTGAGCTTGACAAGAAAGACCTTGAGGCTTGTGGTGTTGAGTGTGATCAGGAAGATGAGTTAGACGTTGTCAGTGGCATCGTGTGGTTTGTTGACGGTAAGGTCATCAGGGCAACTATGAACATCCTAGACACAGAGGATATGCCATATTCCGTGTTTACATGGGAGCAATCAGGAACGTCCCTCTTTGGGATTGGGGTTCCACGATTAATGAATAACAGTCAGAGGGCAATGAATGCCAGTTGGCGAATGGCAATGGACAATGCTGGACTGTCCACTGCACCACAGATTGTCATCAATGAGGGTTCAGTTGAGCCAGTTGATGGTGATTGGGCTATACGCCCAAGAAAGATTTGGAGGGCAAAGGGGTTGACAGCAAATGTTCAACAAGCCTTTGGTACGTTTGAGATTAACGGGCATCTACAGGAGTTGCTTGCCTTGTTTAATGTCGCACGTGAACTAGCCGATGAAGAGGCTGGATTACCTTCAGTAGCACAGGGAGAGGCGGGCGCACAGCCCGTCAACACAGCGACAGGGATGTCCATTCTTATGAACTCCGCGAACACGGTGTTGCGGAGAGCGATCAAAGCTTGGGATGACGGTATAACCTTACCGTTTATCCAACGCTTGTATGATTGGAATATGCAGTTTTCTGAGAACGAAGAGTCCAAGGGGGACATGAAGATTCATGCCCGTGGCTCTTCTCATCTAATCGTCAAAGAGATGCAAGCACAGAATGCTATGGCGTTAATCAACATAGCAGGAAGTCCTTTGCTCCAACCTCTAACTGACGTACCTGCCCTTTATAGACGGGTAGTCACATCCATGCAGATCGATCCAAACGAAGTGGTCAAAACAGACGCTGAGATTGAGCAAGAAATGCAGATGCAACAACAGATGATGCAACAGCAAATGCAACAACAGCAACAGCCCGTTGATCCACTAGGGCAAGCCCACCTTGAGTTGAAACAGCAACAGATTCAGCAAGACGGTCAGTTGAAACAAGCCCAGTTACAACAAGACGGGCAGGTTGCAATGGCTAAGTTACAGCAAGCTGACATGGCGTCACAGAGATCATCAGAGGCGAAAGCACTGGGTGAGAATTACCGTGGTGAGGTTGCAGACAAGAAGATTGGAGTAGACATGATGCGAGAAAATAACCGCAGATTAGAGATGGCAATGAAAGAGAAAATGGGTAGCGGTATCTGATGGAGGTTGATCCACGTTCAGCCACATGGGGTGCAGTTACAGATTTCTATAGTAAAGAATTAGAGATAGCGACTTCTACTTTAGAGTCGGCATCTATGAGCCACGCAGAGACACAGTTCATTCGTGGTTACATTAAAGCATTTAGGGAACTTTCAAAACTACCGAAGGACACACAGTCTGGAATCCGTAGTTCTGTAAGTGTTGATTATGGATAAATAGCCGCTTTAAACAGCCGCTACACAAGGAAGTGTTATGGAACTAAAGGAAGGTCAGGTTGACGAGGCAGAATTAGACGCCATTTTTAACGAGGATTCTGAGGATAAAGTTGAGGCTGTCGCAGAGGTGACCGCTGAAGCAGAGACTTCGGAGGATATTGTTGAAGAGGTGACTACGGAGATTGTTGCCGATAGTGCCGATAAAGAAAGTGTTGTTGTTGAGGAATCCCCAGACCCATCAAGTGATTTTGGCGCGTTAAAGAAGGATTTTGAGACTCTTCAGCACAAGTACAAATCGGACGAGGGAAGAGTGTCCGCTCTACAGCGTCAAATAAATGAACTTCAGAAAGTTAATAACACGCTGAAGGCGCGGCAGGTTGCACCTAGACTTGTTGCCAAACCTCCTCAACTAGACTCTGGAAAGATCGTGGACGATCTTTACTCTGGAGATGAAGAGAAGGCAAAAGCCGCAGTTGAGGCTCTGGTGAGCCATAGACCAGCGGCAGTCGGAAATGGAAATGTAGAACAAGCTGTAAATAAGATAGTCCAACCCCTTTTTGCGGCTGAAAAAGCTAGAGGTAAAGCTCTGCAAGAAAAGGTGTTGTCTGACACTTATCCAGATTGGAAAGATCAAGTTAACTCAGAAGAATTTTCTTCTTGGGTTTCGGGTCTCGCCACACCCATCCGACAACTAGTTAACTCAGATGACGCACAGGACGCAATTCAACTACTCCAGTACTTTCATAGTTCTAGAGATGGAAGCACCCCTGTGAAGTCTGGGAAGTCAGAGGTCGAAAGGATCAAGGAAAAACGAGGAAAGCAATTAGCAGAGGGAACTACGCCTTCATCGAAACACAACGCGAGTGTTTCTGGTGGTATGCCAAGTGATCCAGACGCTGTCTTCGATTACCTTGAGCGAAATGACCCTGACTTAAAAACAGCGTATAGACGTTAATTAATTTTTTGAATAAGGACATTTAAAAATGGCTAATACTGAATATGGGGACATCACCCCACGTACTGCGGCATACGCAGAAAGAGAGTTACTGAAGAGGGCATTGCCTTACTTAGTAATTGAAAAGTTTGGACAGGCGAAACCTATCCCAACTAAATCATCTAAGACTATTAAGTTTCGTAGATACGATAGTCTGGCTGTAGCGACAACCGCGCTGACGGAGGGTGTTACCCCAACGTCTAAACAGTTGTCTGTCACCGATAAGGCCGTGACATTGGCTCAACACGGTGATTTAGTTACCATCACTGATGTTGTGCAAGACACCCACGAAGACCCTGTTCTACAGGAGTCTGTTGAGATTTTGGGCGAACAAGCCGCACAAACAATTGAAACTTTACGTTTTAATGTTTTGAAAGCTGGTACTTCTGTTCGATGGACTAACGGTGCGGCTAGAAGTGCTGTGAACACAGCTATCTCGTTAACTCAGCAACGCAAGGTTACGCGTGATTTAAAGCGTCAGAACGCTAGAGCAATCTCTAAGGTTGTTCGTTCTACACCAAGTTACGGTACTGAAGCTGTCGCTCCTTCATTCATTTGTCTAGTACATCCTGATATGGAAGGAGACATCCGCTCTATGGCGGGGTTTACACCTACTGAAAAGTATGGGCAACTCACTCCTTATGAGTCTGAGATCGGAAAGGTAGAGGATGTTAGATATCTAACCTCGACTGTATTCGCTCCTTGGACTGATGGTGGTGGTGCTAAAGGGTCTATGATTTCAACCACGGGAACATCAGCAGATGTATACCCAGCGTTGTTCTTAGCGCGTGACGCCTTCGGAATTGTTCCATTAAAAGGTAGAAGTTCTATCACCCCGTCTGTTGTTAATCCACACCCTAGTGAGTCAGACCCTTTGGGTCAACGTGGTCACATCGGTTGGAAAGCATACACGGGTACTGTTATTTTAAATGAGCTATATATGGTTCGTTTAGAGTGTGCTGTAACTGACTAGGAGTCAGTGTCAAGTAGGTATTGGGGCCGCCCTCGTTGGCGGCTCTTTTATTTTTATTTAATTTTAAGAAAGGATTCTCATGGAAACTAAAAAACCTCTAGTTAAAGAAAGAGCCGACAGGTCTAGACGTTCAAAAGTTATTTTTCATAATACTCAGGAAGATACTGGGGATGTAGTTGCCCAGATGAACGGGGTGGCATACCAGATTCAGCGCGAGAAGGAAGTTAACGTCTCCTCCGCACTTTTAACCATGTTAGACGATTGTATTATTACTACGTTTGAGCGAGACACTAAGGGCGAAGAAATTACCCGCGACATCAAACGCTTTCCATACACCAAGGTAGCTTAAATGAACTATCTCACGCTCTGTGACACTCTGATAAAAGAATCTGGTCTTAATGAAACTGGGGTCTTATCTGTTGTTTCCCAAACTGGTGTAAAAAAGAAGGTGGTCAACTGGGTTAATAGAGCGTGGGTAGCAGTACAAAACAAGAGGGATTGGAATTTTTTGTGGCAAGAGGGTAGCTTTAACACTGTTGTGGATTCCCAAACCTACGATCCTGTAGGTGATCTGGCCTTATCCCCCACTTTAAGACGGTGGGATACCAGTTCTTTTATCCACTCTACGTCAGGCAGTTCAAAATTCTATCTCCAACACGTTCCGTGGGAGAATTTTGATAACACCCTCTCAACCAGTGGTACTCCTACCAAGTTCACAATAAAGCCAAACAAGTCTATAAAGTTTAACGCTGTTCCAGATGTAATAGGGACTGTTGAATTCTCCTACATAAGAACCCCCCAAACATTATCTGCTAACACTGACGTACCGTTAGTTGATTCCGCGTATCACGACATCATTTTATACCAAGCAATGTTGTATCTTGCCGCAGAGCAGGATGCCCCTGAGTTATATCAAGATGCCAATATGCAGTTGACTGCACGACTTGCTGATTTATCTGCTGAGTTCTTACCAAACGCCTATGTTGCAAGCACACCTCTAGCATGACAGTCCAAACAAGCACATGGGCATTGAGGGGTGGGTTGGACTTAGTCTCCCCTGCCATGTCCATACCAGCGGGTCACGCTATTGTAGCTCAGAACTATGAGGCGGCTGTTTCTGGTGGCTACAGTCGTATAGCGGGGTACGCTCTATACGATGGGTCTGTTTCTCCCGCGACCCCAGCTATTGTTGCTGGCTCAGGAGACATTCTGGGTGTTTGGGAATACAACGATGTAGTTTATGCGTTTAGAAATAACGCGGCTGGTACAGCGTGTGTAATGCACAAATCCACTGCTTCAGGTTGGGCAGTAGTCACTACACCCACGCTCGTAGCGGGGGGAAGTTTTGAGTTTGTTAATCACAACTTCACTGGGTCTTCAGCGACAGATAAGATGTATGGAGTTGATGGGAAGAATAAGGCTTTTCAGTTTGACGGGACTACATTTACCCAACTAACCACTGGCATGACCACAGATACACCAACCCATGTTGGTGTTCACAAAAACCACCTGTTCCTGTCTTTCGGGGGCGGGTCAATCCAACACTCTGGTGTTGGCGATCCTACTTCATGGACTCTGAACACGGGTGCTGGTGAGTTAGGGATTGGCTCAGAGATCACCAATATAGATTCCATGCGTGGTAACGCTTTGGTTATAACTGGGGCGGATAACGTAAGTATTCTTTACGGGACATCCACAGCAGATTGGGATTTAAAAACATTTTCAACAGAGCTAGGCGTTACTGCAAAGACAACAGAGATTGTAGACGCTGGGTTGATTTGGTTCAATGGTAGGAACGTGACTTACCTACAAACTACCCAGAGTTTCGGGGATTTTAACACTGCCTCTTTATCGACACCTATAACCTCGTATATAGAAAAAAGGGAGTCTTTGGTGGTGGGGTCTTCTATTAATTACCGAAAGAACCAGTACCGTCTATTTTTCTCTGATAAGACAGTTGCCGTTGCGACCATCATAAACAACACCGTAATCGGGTGGACTACTTGGTTAATATCACACACACCCACAGCCCTATCAGAGAAATATATGGGGTGTACAGATGGTAGTGTAATGCAGTTGGATACGGGCAACTCTTTTGCTGGCACAGCCATAGAATCATTTTTACGACTTCCTTTTAATTCATTCAAATCATCCCACAGAAAAAAGCGTTTTAGAAAACTCCTTATAGAGATGGACGCTGGTAACGAGGCAACGGTGCGGTTTAATGTTGACTACGATTTTGGCGGGGTTACTACTGCAAACTTTGAGGATGTTGTTGTCTATGGGAGTGGTGGGTTGTGGAGCGCACATGAGTGGGGAAGCTTCACATGGTCTTCCACGATAGTGACCCATTCGGGTATTCACTTGAACGGCACTGGCAAAAACTTTGGGTTACTGGTCTACCATTCCAGTGCCACTGACCCTTCTTTCACACTTCAGGGAGTTACCGTGAATTATTCAACTAGAGGTTTAATTAAATGAGCGCGTTTTATACAAAGCCTTCGGACTTAATATCTGGGACTACGGCTAGGGCAACTGACATTAATGATAGGGTAGATGCTGACGAAACTGGGTTTGATAATGTCGAGTTAGTAACTACACGGTCAGTAAAACTCCCTGTTGGAACGACAGCAGATCAGCTTATTTCTGAGTCTGCGGCTAATCGAGCAAGTAAGACTATTGGGTTCGATACATCTGGTGACTTGGTGCTTTACTCACCTTACAACTGGAAAGGTGATTGGACAACCACCACAGCGTATGTTCTCCACGACACCGTAAAAGATTCCTCTACAAAGAATTTATACTTCTGTCTCGTAGGTCACACAGCTGGGACATTCGCCACAGACTTAGCGGCAAGCAAGTGGTCATTGGCAATCAACGTAGCTGATGTTGAGACTGCAAAAACTGCGGCAGAAACCGCAGAGACAAATGCGGCAACTTCTGAAACTAATGCGTCAGCATCAGAAACAGCCGCGGCTACCTCTGAGACAAATGCGGCAACTTCTGAAACTAATGCGTCAGCATCAGAAACAGCCGCGCAAGTTGCACAAGTTGCGGCAGAACTGGCATTGGATAATTTTGATGACGTTTATTTAGGTGCTAAATCTTCCGACCCTACAGTTGATAACGATGGGGACGCTCTTACCACTGGAGATTTGTATTTTGATACGTCCACTAATGATCTTAAAGTTTATTCAGGATCATCGTGGTTGGCTATTAGTAATTATACCCACCCGACAGGTGATGGTAACCTTCATGTCCCAGCTACCAGCACAACCAATAATGGCAAGGTATTAACTGCTGGCTCTACTGCGGGTTCTTTGAGTTGGGGTTCCTTGTTTGTAGCAGACATTACAGACATAACATCATCTGCGGCAGAACTTAACCTATTAGATGGTGTTACAGCCACAACTGCTGAACTTAACTACTCCGATGGAGTAACCTCCGCGATTCAGACTCAGCTTGATGCAAAAGTAGACGATAGTCAGGTACTAACAAATGTACCAAGTGGTGCGCTATTTACCGACACTAACACAGACACCAAATGGGATGGTGGTGCAACGGGCTTAACTGCGGCAACTGGTCGCACATCATTGGGTCTTGGAACTGCGGCAACATCTGCGGCAACGGCTTTTGAAACTGCTGATGCAACCATCTTAAAAGATGCTGATATTGGTTCAACAGTGCAAGCCTATGATGTTGACACTTCTAAACTTGACGTTGCAGAAACCCGCACAGCATCAATCAACATGGCAGACAATGTTCTCCAGCGACCAGAACTCAAAGACTATGCGGAAACTGTTAATGCTATTGGTTCAGTTGGTGGTGGCGCACAGGATATTGATTTAGCACTGGGTAACGTAGTCACAGCAACGGTAGACACTTCAACCACAACTTTCTCATTCGTTAATATGCCAGCAACAGGGAAAGGGGGCGCGTTCACTCTGATATTAACCGATGGTGGATCACAGAATGTCAATTGGCCTACGTCTGTAGATTGGGCCGAAGCCACACAACCAACACTAACCACCGCTGGGATAGACGTACTGACTTTTACCACAGTGGACGGTGGCACTATTTGGTATGGAGTTGCTTCAGGGCTGGCGATGGCATGAGTATTGAGAAGAAATTACTGGGTACGACACCCGTATCGGGCGCAGTAGACCCAGAGGGTGTATCGTTTGATGGAACGAATGATTATCTGAGTCGGAGTTCTGACCTCACGGGTAATTCTGATGGTAATGTTTTTACCTTCAGTGCTTGGGTGTATCTTAGTTCGAATACATGGGGTACGGAGTATCTTTTTAGCAACTCAAAGTTCGATGTATATTATGGGTACAGCCACAATGAATTTAGTGTATATAGTAGAGATTCTTCGGGTACTGTGGCGGCATATGTGACTTTTGGAGATGGAGTTACATACAGTGGTGCATTGCGAAATTCTTGGCACCACCTTTCGGCCTCAATTGACCTAAGTGATACAAATAAAAGACACGTTTATATTGATGATGAAATCCCGGTATCTGTCGTATGGGGGGATTATACTAATGTCAATATAGGGTTTACAACAGTTCCAATTTCTGTGGGAAAAAGCAGTTCTTCTAATTATTTTCCTGGTCGTATCGCCCACGTTTTCCTAGACTACACCTACCGTGACCTATCAACAGAATCCAACCGCAGATTGTTCATAGACTCTGACGGCAAGCCATCCTCCACCATCCCATCAAGTCCTATTCTCTACCTACCCATGACTGATGCGGCTACTGCTGGGTCGAACTCTGGAACGGGTGGTGACTTCACGGTGAATGGGGTGCTGGATACGGCTGGTCGTGCGCCTAATCAATGGAATTGTTCTGCATCGGAGTTTGATGGGACGAATGATTATTTGGAAACCACAGCGCTAAGTGTGCCTGCAGACAACAAATTACTTACTTTTAGTTATTGGTATAAGGTATCCCCAACCCTTGGCCCTCAGGCCTTAGATTTTATTGATGCAAGTGATCCAACAAACATCCAGAAATTATGTTTGAGACTAACAGCCACAGTTGCTAACCCTATAAGCTTTACCGTCTATAACGGCATAGATATGACTGCTGTGGTTCGTGCAACATACGCTCTTCCAAATTCGGGATATACTAGAGGTCAAAGTCATTGTATTCAAATTTCATTAGATACTTCCGACACCAATAAACGCCACGCTATCATCAATGGTATTGATGTGACAAGTAGTACCAATTGGTCTACTTATAATAACTTAAACATTCCTTGGTCGATAGCAACAAAAGCTATTATAGGTAATGGTTTCAACTATATAGATTTTATAGACGGGAGCCTTGGGGAGTATTGGGTCGATAGTTCCTACACCGACCTAGCAACCTCCAACCCATTCTGGGACTCAGACACCAACAAACCTAAACCAGTTCGACAAGTCATCTCAGAAACAGGAACAACCCCACTGATTGCATTACCACTACGAGGTAATGATGCTGGGAATAATCTAGGTAGCGGTGGTGACTTTACTGTCAACTCTGGGCCATTCACAGGGGCGAGGGGTGGGTCTGAGTTTTGGGCTAGGAGTGCTAATTTTGATGGTGCTTTAGGCACAGGGTTACAAAATTCAGATTCAATCGCTAGTGACACTAAAACATATACCTACTTAATATCGTTTAAGAAAGATTCAGCGACAGGTACTGGGGCTTTGTTGTCATTAGGAAGCGCAAGCACAGCTTATATGCATTTTTGGACTTCTAGTAGTGGGGGGTCAGATTATCACTTTACCGCTTATGGCAATCAAGACGGATTTGGTTCTGCCGTCTATCAAAGAAGGTCTGATTATAATTCTACATCGGCCTCCGACACATGGTACACGGTCTTGGGGTCTATCGACCTAAATAACGCTAAAGATCACATGTATCTAAACGGCTCAAACCAGACGAGAGCGTCAACTAATTTTAACAATGCTTATATAGAGTCATCAAACATTACACAGCAAACAATTGGTGCAAGAAATTCGGTGCGGGAAGATGGTCTAGATGGTGATGTAGTTGTCCACTATTTCTCGACAGACTACATAGACTTCTCTCAAGAATCCAACCGCAACCTATTCGTAGACCAACTCGGTTATCCCAAAGACTTAACCCCAGCAATTGAAGCTGGCACTATCGCAGACCCACTCATTTATATGAAGTTCGATGACACCAGTGCCTTGGGTACTAACTCAGGTACGGGTGGTAACTTCACAGTCAACGGCACAGTAACCGCTGGTGCTGATGTAGACCCTAACGCATAGCAGACAAAGGAGAAATAACAATGCTATATCTAAAAGCAATCGACAACGTAGTAGAGCAATATCCATACTCACTAGGTCAGTTGAGAAAAGACAATTCAAATACATCATTCCCAAGACAACCGAGTTTAGCTGACCTTGCTGAGTTCGATATGTACCCAGTGACCGAAGTAACACCGACACTGGCTGACGGTGAGAAGTTAGTCAAAGTCTGGACACCAACACTGGTATCTGGTGAGTGGATTCTGGCACACCAAGCAGTCACTAAAACAGCAGAGGATTTAGCAACAGAGTCAGAAGTCGCATGGGCGAATCTTAGAGAACAGAGAGATAAACTGTTAGCTGAAACAGATTGGACTGCATCTACCGATGTAACCATGACTGCGGATATGACAACCTACCGCCAAGCACTCAGGGATTTACCAGCCAATACAGCAGACGTTTTTAACCCTGTGTATCCAGTTAAACCCTAACCAATGGACAAGACCACCACAACCCTAGGAATTATGATGAGTGCTGGAATTTCAATTATTACCATGTCGATAGGTGCGTTGCTTTGGGCAGATGCTAGATATGTATCGGCTGAAACATTCGATGATGCACAGACTCAGACGCATCAAGAGTTCAGCAACATCAGGAAGAACGATTTGGAAGATAAGATATTTGAACTTCAACTTCTGGACTCGCCTAGCAATTTGGATCGAGCAAAAATCGACAGATACCAACGGCAACTAGATGAGTTAATCAGGGGGAGATAGATGGACGAGAGGTCTTGCAGTCAAATGGAAACTACGATTAAGGTTCATAAACAGCGAATCGATGAGTTGGAAAGGACTCTCGATGACATTCATACCCAATTGACCCAAATCAAGGGGGGGGTGTACGGGGCTTGCGGGTATGCATTAGCCTCGCAGTTGGGGTGGCTCGATGCCATCACTCTAGTGAAATGAAGGAGTACTGGGAGACTGTCGTGACTATGTTCTGGCTGATTTTCTTAGCGGCTCTTGGGAGTTCATTAGCGGTGTTTATCTTACAAGAGATTATGGGAGTGTTTTATGTTTAAAGGGAAATTGACCGTTGAGGCGGTAGAAGGGGAAGACGCTTACATCCTGACGTCACCGATAACGTATGTGACAAACGATGGGGATGAGGTGGTAATCCCACGCGGTTTTAAAACCAACTTTGCCTCAGTCCCTGCTATCGCTAAGGTCTACGTTGATGACAATTCGCACTTCATCAGATTGCCCTCCATTACCCACGATTTTTTATATTCAAAAGAGTCTGCGTATTTAGGGTTTACCCGTAAGCAAGCAGATTTTGTGCTTTTAACGGCCATGCAAGAACAGGGGATGAGACCAAGCAAGGCTCTCCTTATCTATTATATTTTAAGAGTCTTTGGAGGACGCAACTATGAAAAGCGTTAGTTTACTACTGTGCTTAGTTTTTTTAACGGGGTGTTCTGTCACACAAACTATTGCAGGGAAGGCCGCGAATTTCGCGGTTAGTTCTTATTGCAAAATACCAAGTGGCACTCTTGGGAGAAAGGGCATCAGAAAGTCTTTTAATGAAGCGGCATCCCCAAACACAGTTTTAATTGAATGCTCTTCAGACAAGGAGTCAGAAAGTGGCAACTAATACACAGTTAAATTACGGGGTCGGCAATAACACTGGCGGATTGTTAAATTATACTCAGCCAACAGGTATACAACCGCTACCCTCCCTTGGGACGTTGCAGACATCAGGCACACAGGCCGCTACCGTTCAGGGTCAGATGACAAATCTGATGCAGAATGATAACCCGTTAATGCAGAGAGCGCAGACTAGGGCATCTCAAGCGGCAAACAAACGTGGGTTGTTGAACTCCAGTATGGGGGTTCAAGCGGGTCAAGAGGCGGCTTTATCTGCCGCGTTACCTATTGCTCAAGCAGACGCACAGGCTTATCAGACCCAAGGATTAGCTAACCAAAATGCCATGAACACATTTGGTACTGCGTCACAAGCTCAGGGGTTTAAGAAAGATTTAGCAAATCAGACGTACCAACAACAAACAGGAACTGGTATTTACGGGACTCCCCCTGCTGGCGCGACTGAGGCAGAGAAACAAGCCTTTATAGGGGGTGGTGGATTAATTACATCTCAAGGAAGCGACCAGAGACTAACTACAGCCCAGCAACAAGCCGCTGATACAGCTAGAGCTAAAGCCGCTTACGAACAGCAAGTAGGAACTGGGGTTTACTCTGCCACAGGTGATACCACTGACCCAAATAGAGTGGGCGGTGGAGGTATTCTACAGACCCAAGCGGACATAGCTACCACAGCAAGAGATCAGGTTTACAACCAGACTTTAGGCACTGGCGAATACGCCAATGCAATAATTGACCCTACAACTGGGGAGGTCACAACAGCCGCTGGTACGGTAGGGGGCGGTGGCACAATAACAGCTAAGAACGATGCGCTCCTGAAAACACAGGATGATGTTCAGTTGCACGAAACCGCTATGAAGGGGTTAGATGAAAGTATGCGTGGGAACTTGTTGACTTTAGAGTCAAACTTCAACTCCTTAGCACAGACCTCCCGATCTGCATCCACGATCTACTCATCGTTTCTTGCGGCCCTTGTGACTATACAGCAAGATTCTAGTTTATCGGATACGGATAAGACCACGGTTATCGATCAAGTTTGGGGGAAAGCTGAAGACTCAATAGAAGTTCTATTAGCATTTGACTCTGCGGCTCTAGGTGTCCAACAGCAGGTTTCAGATTTACAGTATAACGCACCAGCACCAGTAGGGGCATAACAGTATGATCAGTTTTAGCTGGCATTTGAATGGGGGGTACGATCCTAGCAGTGGGTGGGAGATCAATTGGAGGCTTGGGGCCAGTTCTGATTTTGGGAAAAAATTAACTTCACCTACCCAGAAACCCCGCGCTTTTGCCGCTAAGGTTCGTGAGGATATCTGGACATCAACAGACGAAGACGGTAATGTTATTGATGACTACGCAGACTTTTGGAAGGATGTAGACTTAGAAACTGGTGAGTATAAAGGGACTGATCCTCGATGGGAGCCGCAAGAGTTTCAAGAGTTCTGGGGGGATGTTGATTTAGAATATGGTATGTACACGGGTCATGACTTGAGGTGGCTCGCTGGTGCCGCTAGTGGTGGTCGCTACTCATGGAACCAAATTGTGGAGTATGTACACTGGTCACGGGAGAAGGGTGCCAGTTCCACTAGCATCTTAACTGGTTTAGAGGATCATATAGAGGGGGTTTCGGAAACAGCGGGGGGCGTCCCAGCCCATAGCATCATTGCGGCCCTTTACAATATTCCAAACGATAAAGAGTCTGTTGCCACTTTTATGAAGGGTAACGCTGAGTTCTGGGGTCACTACTCCAAAGAGAAAGGCACCTTCAGTAAACTAGGGACTGATCTGTACGGTAAGCCTTTGGTCACGGCAACCTTTGATGCTAACGCGTTAGCGGATGAGTTCGGAAATACATATACATACACTAACCCTGACGGTAGCCTCTTCTCTGGGGTTCTCCTAGACGGGGGTCAACGTGTATTTAAGGGGAACATTGGCTACCTTCCTAATACAGAGAGGGTAGAAGCCCCATATTCGCGTTGGATTAATGGGGTTTTCTACAAAAAGGGTCAGTTGATATCAACGACATTGCAACCTAACTACTTTACCACGCTCCTTCCCTTCACCACAGCAGAGAAAGTTGCCCTATTGAAAGGGGGTACTACTGATCCATGGTACGCATCTATAAATAAGCTTGTGTCTAACTCAAAGGCTGGTATACAAGGCCAGCTTTACGGTTCCGATGGTATGGACTTGTCTCTAGGTGATTATATTGCGGCACAACAGGATGTTGGGTACTCCACTAATGCTATTATGTCGAGGTTGGGCCAATCTGGGATTAGCACTCAAGCAGTCGGAGAGTACTATGGTATTGAAGCCGCAGAGGTCTCTAATTTCTTAACTGGCAACGCAGAGTTCTGGGGTAGATATGATAAAGCAACGGGACGCATTGACTACACAGATATTGGTGAGGATTACCTCCCTAACTTAGGAGGCCTTAACGAGAATTATGAATTAACAGGTGAGTTAGTCACGAACTTTGACGAGACTGCATTTTCTGGGATTCTCCCCAACGGTCAGGTTGTCTCCAACGGGGTTTTTGCAGGTCAAGACTCTAACTTCTCCCCTATTTCAGACGCCCCCCCAGAACTCGCTAAAAGCATCGTAGGGAATACTGCGACTACCCCTGATCCTGATCCCCCTACCACCTATGACCACCTCTTCGCTGGGGATGGGTACTTAAACCCAGCGGGGCAACAGTTCATAGCTAACGCAATAGATGCCTCCCAGAGGGCAGATGAGTTGACCACGGCTCAGATTCTAGACATCACTACCGCGCATGGGTTTACCAACGACATTATCGCGGAGATGTACAACATAGATTCCTCTGAGTTGGAAAACTTCCTAACAGAGAACGCGATTTTTTGGTCACACTTCGACAGTGCCACTGGGGAATTTATATATGACAGCCCAGAGGTCAGTAAATACCTCCCTGTTTTAACAGGTCTCGATTCTGAGGGTAATTCCACTGGTGAGTTAGTTAGGTACGGCAACTTGGGTGGGGGGTTTGAAAAAGAGAAACTATTCACAGGGCAACTGCATAACGGGGATGTCTACAACGAAGGTAAGTGGGTTGCTAAAGACAATAACCTTATTCCCAGCGGTATCGCTAGTTCTCTGCTTAACAACATACCAGTAGTTAATATAGTAACTAGTCTAGTTGAGGCTGGGTACGACTTCGTGTACACAAACGGCATGGAACCCCTGTCCCTAAGCAATGTCGGTACGATTACTGAGGCGAGTAACCTCATTAAGAATATCGTCAACGCTGGGTTAGTAGAGGCACCTATAGCCCAATTAGCCTCTGGGATAGCGACTGGGGAAAGTATAGGTCAGCTAGTCCAGAACGCTTTCTTCCACGGCAAGGCTGGTGTTATTGATACCGCAGATGCGTGGATGGATCAGTTAACAAGCCAGAGTATTATAGAGACTGTAAGTGCTCTAGCTACTCAGGTCACTGGTCTGCCAGTGGATTCCGCGCTAGATGCGGTGGTTGGGTATCTACAATCAGACACCCACACTACAAATCCATTCGCACTTTCATCCACAGACACTACTTCCAATTTCACGAAGCAAGGTGACCTGCTCACCCCTTACATTCTAGAGGCTTACAATTCCTCCTTTGGCACAAAACTCTCTACAAGCGATGTGAAGAGAGTCCAGCATGAGGATGGGACGTACAGCCTTGAGCTTAAAACACCAAAGAAATTGGAAGACCCTACTTTTTATAATTCTGTTGATGGGTTTATGGGGCCGTCCAGTTCTATACAAGCTACCGATGCCAGTATTACTTGGCAATCTGGGGATGATCTCTTCCAAGCGATCACTGATTCTCAAGGGGTAGGGTACGTGGTTAAGTTTGATAAAGATGGGAACTCGTCAAACGTCCTAGCCCTAGTAAAAAGTAAACGGGGGCCGTCCGCTGAAATGGACGGTACTATAGATGTGTTTGAGACTGACGCAGACGGTAGGTATACAGTGAACCTGTCCTCCTACGACCACGGATCGGTTGCGACTCTGGGGGAGGCTGGTGCAAATTGGAACGTTACAAATCTAGGTAACTTAAACGAGTATATGCAGACCGCGTTTGGGGTAGTAGGCGGGGTTATACAGCTAGATACACTAAGTATGTCACCTGAGTGGCCGTATTTCCCCCCAGACTTAACCCCATCCACAACCATCATTCACCATGACGGGACAGTAACAATTAACGGGGAACATTACAATGAGCTAATCAATGTAAATCTTTCTAATGTGATTTCCACACCCGACCCCACACCCGACCCCACACCCGACCCCACACCCGACCCCAAGTCCATCGAAATAAACCAAGCTTGGGTTAATGAGCAGATAGAAAAGGAGAACCTTCAAGGGGTTTATGACGAGATAAAAAGTCAAGAAAAGACTGCGGCAGAAATCTCAAAACAGATAGTAAACCCAGACACTGGCGAGTCAACCTTCACACCACAAGCGTTAGCGAATTGGTTTCGGGCTATGGATGCTCTTGATCCTAATAACCCAGCGTATGATTACATTGGTAAAGCTGATTTGTTATCGTTGTATGATACTGGGTTTGATACTAGTGGATTCAATGAAGCTGGATTCAATGAAGCTGGATTCAATGAAGCTGGATTCAATGAAGCTGGATTCAATTTAAAAGGATTCAATGAAGCTGGATTCAATGAAGCTGGATTCGATAAAGATGGATTCAATGAAGCTGGAGTTGATAGACTTGGGAATAAAAAACTTTTCGATGAGGACGGATTCGATAAAGATGGATTCAATTTAAAAGGATTCAATGAAGCTGGATTCAATGAAGCTGGATTCAATGAAGCTGGATTCAATGAAGCTGGATTCAATTTAAAAGGATTCAATGAAGCTGGATTCAATTTAAAAGGATTCAATGAAGCTGGATTCAATTTAAAAGGATTCAATGAAGCTGGATTCAATTTAAAAGGATTCAATGAAGCTGGATTCAATGAAGCTGGATTCAATGAAGCTGGATTCAATGAAGCTGGATTCAATTTAAAAGGGTTCAATGAATTTGGATTAGATAAAGACGGGAATAAAGAACAAGCCCCAGATACCCCAGATACCCCAGATACCCCAGATACCCCAGATACCACAGATACCACAGGAACCTTCGACTTTGCCGCATATGAGGCACGGCTATCCAATAAAATTACCAGTACCATAACCGCGGCATTAAAAGGGGTGACTTCAGGCGGTGTGACTAATATTGATAACCGTGTAACTAACATCGATCAATCTACTGATTTCGACTTCTCTGATTATATGACAACCATAGGGGGTAGGTTCACTGGTGTAGACACTGGGATTACTGAGGTTGGCGGAAAAGTAGATGCTGTTGGCGGAAAAGTAGATGCTGTTGGCGGAAAAGTAGATGCTGTTGGCGGAAAAGTAGATGCTGTTGGCGGAAAAGTAGATGCTGTTGGTGGCAAAGTAGATGCTGTTGGTACACAAGTAGCAGGTGTCAACACTAACGTAAACCGTGTTGGTGGTCTCGTAGCAGGTGTTGGTACACAAGTAGCAGGTGTTAGTAGTCAAGTAACAGGTGTTAGTAATCAAGTAACAGGTGTTAGTAATCAAGTAACAGGTGTCAACACTAACGTAAACCGCGTTGGTGGTCTCGTAGCAGGGGTTGGTCAACAAGTAACGGGTGTCAGCAATCAAGTAACAGGCGTAGACACAAACCTATCGGGCCTTATAGCTGGTACGAAATATGGTGATGGTGGCTTCAATGTGTACGGGTATGATGCCCGTGGTTACGATGCAAATCACTTCGATAAAGACGGTAACTTTGACCCTACTGCCTATACTGACATAGGGAGTATTGCTGATACGGAAGGCCAGTACAGCAGAGGTACAGGGGTTCACAATGACAAATACTGGGTAGGGGGTTCAGATGTAGCCAATGTGGCAAACACCCCAACCTACAACCCATCCGTCTCAGGGTTCAACTTTGAGGAGGACGCCTCGAAGTTAGTTGGTAATGTCACCTCTCCACGGTACAACGCTGACCCCTACAACACTCTTGACACAGACACTGATGCTTACGATGTGGGTCGGACGAGTCGTTACAACCCTACAGTTTCATCTGCAACACCAGCAGACTCCAGCAACTTTATCACCCCAGTTAACTCTGCCAACAATGCGAAACGCTACACCATTGATGCGGCAAAAGCCGCTACTGCTGGGGTAAAAGCCGCACAAGGACAATTTAACTTTGACGAAGCTATCTAGACAGGCAACATTAAAAGACTTACCAGCAGTAGTGAACATAGCCCTCACTGAGGCAGAGAAGTTCCCTGTAAAGCCAGATAAGGGGAAGATCAAGCAGTTAGTCACAGAGTCGATATCAACGAAGTCCAACGTCTGCTTGGTCTCTGAGGAAGAGGGTAAGGTGACAGGGGCTTTGGTGGCTATTTCCCATCAAGGGCTTTGGTTTGAACGGAAACATTTATCAATTTTACTCCTGACCACCACGACAAAAGGAGCGGGGGTATCAATGTTGAGAGAGGTACTTGCGCGGGTGAAGACAAGTGGGGCGATTAAGGTAGTCACGACTGACTTCATTGTCCCTCCACGCATGGCAGTTTTATTAACACGACTTGGGCTGAGTCCCACAACCACACACACATTTTTTAAAGGACAGTAATCATGGGATTTTTCGGCAAGTTATGGAAAGGAACTAAGAACATCTTTTCTGGAATCGGCAACTTTGTTAAGTCAGCAGTCAGCGGCAAGAACTGGTGGAAGACTGCCATCGTTGGCGCGACAGCTTATTTTGGTGGTGCGGCCTTGGGGTATTGGAACTCTCCCGTGGTCTCCAGTATCAATGGGGCTTGGGCAGGGGACATACAGGATGGAACTGATACTCGTAAAGGGGGTTGGTTTGGTGAGATGTTTGGGGCTAACAGAAATGACACTAGAGCCAAGACTTATGGTTTGGGTGAGGATGAGCCTCCAATGGCAGAAGAGTGGTTGGGTGGGTCTGGGGCCACAGCCCCTTCCCCATCCATAGGCAACCCCAACGGGGGGTTGATGGAATACAACGCAGACAACTATAAAGACATCAGTGGTAAGTTCGATGACCTACCCCCAGTTCCGAGGGGATCGTCTGCTTTCGCTGGGCAGATAGGTGATCGGGTCAATGACCCTGCATCTGGTGGAGCTAAGACCTTTGCACTAGGTGAAAGAAAACCTCTTCTTGGGGCAGAGAAAACACCAATGAGCAACCTAACTACTGGCGGAGGTGGGTTGATTAAGGATGCGGTAGCGGTTGCTGGTAAACCTAACATAGCCCCACCGCCCGCAGAGAAAAGCACGGGTACTGGGATGCTAGGAGCGGTCTGGGATGACTTGGGTAAACACGACCAACTAGCGGCAGTCGGACTGTCAGCCATCGGGGGTGCGTTTGAAGATAAACAGCAAGACGCCTACGAGACTGCGAAAGGTACTCTACAGGGAAGACAGGATATGAATAGAGTGGGGTCTGTTCCTACAGGAAGTCGCTTTGGATCAACAGCCTCCGCGTCCGTTAAGCAAACGAAACCTTCATCAGAGGTTGAGATGGAGAAGTTGCGTCAAAGCATGACTCCAGAACAATGGGCTGAGTACACGAAGCAAATGCAACTGAGGGGACAACAGACTCCTTCTCGCGTAGTTTAACAAGGAGACTAAGATGCCAGAAGTAAATGGAAAACAATTCCCGTATGACGAGCAAGGACTTATCGCGGCAGAACAAGAACGACAAGGATCACCCCAGCCAGAGCAAGGGGATGGTGAGTTAGCGCAGTATGTTGAGTTAGCCAATCAGTTACTCCAGACCCCAGAGATCGCTCAGAGTCTCGTAAAACTGGGAGGAAATAATACAGATTCTGTGGAAGGTATGGCTGACATGATTAGTATGACAGTTATTAAGGTTGACGAGAAGACAGGGGATGCAATCCCAGAAGAGATGGTCTTACCCCTCACTGAGCAAGTAGTTGTTATGATTGAGGAGTTGATTTTTGAAGCCTCTGGAACCCCTGTACCTGAGAAAGCAATCATCAAAGCTAGTCAGATATCAGTAGCAAAACTGATGGAGCATTACGGTGTTAGTGAAGAGCATATTGCTAATGCACTGAAGGGTGAAGACCCTGAGAGAGTACGGGCCGTCAAAGACGAGACTGAGAAATCCATGGCCTCAAAACCTCAAGGTCAACCACCTCAAGGTCAACCACCTCAAGGTCAACCACCTCAAGGAGTCCAGAGATGAGTTGGCGGGGCGCGATAAAGGCAGGGACAGACACTGCCGTAGATATCATCAAAGAGAATGCGAAGGTTGACCGTGCCGCAGAGTTGTATCAAACCAAGCGTCAGAACTCTATGACAGACGCCATGGAACTCTTCAATAAAAAGGCAGTGGCTACAGCAGATGCCGCAACGGGAGTACTTGACTCTAACTACGGGTATAAAAACCTCAAGGAGTTCAACACTCAGATAAACGCTCAGGCTGAAGAGGCTATTGGTAAGTCTGCGGTAGAAAGGCACGGGAAGGTTGACCAAGGAGACATCACTCGTAACGCCCGTAGTAAGTCTACCCATGCGGCTGAGTTATCCAAGATGTATAAGACTGCGTATACCAACGGTATGCGGAACCTAACCATACCCACCATTAGTGACATGATGTTGCAAGAGACCGCGAGGCAGAAGAAAGAACAAATGACCGGTAAGATGGGAGGTCAGAAATGGGTAGCATCTATTCTTGGGAGTTATAAAAACCCAGTATTAGAAGGTCTGCTGGGGAATATTCCACCAGACCTAGTAGAGGATAGGGTCAGGGCGCAAAAAAATATAGACGCTCTGATTGCGAACCCAGACCCCAAAATAACCAAGGAAATGAAAACGGCAAGACTGATTCAGCTTAAAAAAGCGTGGAAAGTTGGCACAGGGTTAGAGTGGTAGTCATTTTTAGTCTCAGATATACACACTGGAGTTTACATGGAAAGTAAGGTTAACACCCAACAAGGTAGTGGGTACGCGGGGTTGTCTGAAGAGTTGGACGCTATACTTAATGGTCAGGGGGAAACTCAACCAGATGAAATTCAACCTTCCTATAGTAGTGGATATGACAGCCTGTCTGAAGAGTTGGACGCCATACTGAATGGTCAGGTAGATAGCCAGCCCGTAGAGGCAACCGCTGAACCTAGTGACAGGTGGGTAGATGTCCCAGATGTCCCCAAATCTACAGGGAGGTTTGATGACATGGCCCTCCAGTTTTCAGGGGCTGTAAATACAGGACTAGCCAGTGCCGCACGTACTGCTGACACATTGTTCAGTGATGGAGTGGACGGGGAGTTTATCCAGCGGTTGAAGAAGAATTCCGAAGAACTCCATGCGGCTTTATCCGATGAGCAGAAAGAGGCTAACAGAGAAGAGTTCTTTCTTGACAACCCAGACGGCAGTTGGTCGTTAAACCCAGACGCTTTCACTGGACGTAAAATTGGTGGGGTCATGGCACAAGGTCTTGGGTCACTGCCCCCTATGTTGATGGGTGGCTGGGGGATAAAAGGTCTAGGTGCTGTTAGTGTTGGTGGTAAGACCCTGAACAAAACTGTTGATTTTTTAGCAGGTCAAACCGCTAAAGGGTATGCGAAAGCATCAAGACCCTTAACCACGAAAAAGTACTTACGGAAAGCGTTGGAGGTTGGGGAGAAGATAGCCTCCACGGCTTACAAAGGTAAAGCATTTGGCGCGGCATCTACAGCCATGGTTGTGGGTGGGGTGTCTGGTGATATTCAAGATCACATAAGATCAATGCCCCAAGAGGTGTTGGGCAAAGCACCCGTCTACCTAGAGAAGCGAGACGATTTACTTGATCAAGGAATCCCATTAGCCAAGGCCGAGGCTCAAGCTAGAGAAGAGGTGGCCCTAGAATTAGGCCAATGGGGTATGGCGAAATCCGCCCCCTTAGCTCTACTACTTGGCTCAGTTGCTGGTCGGTATATAGAGGAAGCCTTCACCGCTAAGATAACGGGTAATGCGATTACAAGATCGGTAATCGGCATTGGTATGGAGACAGTTACTGAGGCTGGAGAAGGGGCGCAAGAACAATACGTCAGAAATACCAAGCTACAGGAAGTTGACCCGTCAATAAAAACTTGGCAGGGAGTAGGGGAGTCTGCCACGGCAGAAGGCATTGGTGGGTTCGGAGTCGGGGGTGGCATTAGTGTGGCTGGGGCTTCTGTGCGGAGAATGGAACTGAGAGGTTCTGATCTAAGACAACAGGAAGAGTTGTTATCCCAACAGCTTAACCAAGACGGCTCTGGACGAGTACAGAGCCATCTGGACGAGCAACTACGTCAGACACAAGAACAAGAACAAGAACAAGAACAAGAACAAGAACAAGAGCAAGAGCAGGTTATCTTCTCAGCAGAAGACATGGCTGAACTCTCAAGGTTAGAGGCTATAGTCCTTGAAGAAGAACAGGCGGCCTTACTACTTAATAGGCACAGGGAAAAGATAAGACGCCAAGAAGAAATACTTAACAGAGATGTAGTCCCATCTGAGGTAGATGCCGCGTACCAACAAGTAGACACGCAGACCCAAGAACAAGTAGAGGCGTCATACACACAACAAGAAAACCAAGGGACTGAGCAACTAGCTGAGACCCTGTCAGATAGGGCTGTCAACAGCTTTAATTCTGGTATACAACAAGCGGAAGACCACGCAATAGCGGAAGACGAGAAGTCTGAACGACTGCTGACTGCCTTAGCACAACGTGACGATATCCTCTCCAAGCACCCTTCCTTCCAAGGGGAGACATTGGTATTCCTTGACGAGCTTCAAGAGTCCGTGCAAGGAGAGGCTGTAGTAAAGAATATTGCTGAGAGAGAAATCACAGCACTTAATAATGCCGTGGATTCACTAGAGTCTTTGCCTAAGATGACCGAGCAACAAGGTCGGCTATACGAGGACGCAGTTGAACTCCTAGACATGGGTGGTATGGGGGTTGACATTGCCAACACACTAACTCAACGCATCCAACGGACGTTGCCAACAACAGAGACAGTTGTTGAAGCGACTGAGCAGGTTACTGAGCAGTTAGTTGAAGAGGTATATGAAGAGTCCCATATTGGGACAGAGACTCAGACGATTAAAAGTGTCGGTGACCCGAATGTATTAGCGGGGGCGATTGACGGAATTGACGTTGAGATAACTAAGGATGAGATAACAGAGGTTTGGTCGTACACAAACCCAGAGACAGGGGAAGTTACGGCACTGACAGAACCCGAAGGTAATATAAATTCTGCGAAAGAAAAACTAAAGACTATAGTTGGCGATCCAACTGTGGACTTAGAATCATTAAGAAAATCAGACCTCAAGCTTTCCACGGGTGAGGGTCAGGTAAGCGGAGAGACTACGGAGACAATCTCCTCGCTACTTTCCTCGACATACAACAAGGCTAAGGCATTACTAAAGAATAAAGAGATTGTCGTAGTGCAGTCTGTCGCTGACTTACCACAGGCTATGCAAGAACGTGGCCGTGCTAATGCAAGCGTGGATGTGACTAAGCGGGTTGAGGGTTTATACGACCCCCAGACCAAGACAACTTTCATCGTTGCGGATCAAGTAAACGCAGAATCCATTAACAAGGTTTTCCTCCACGAGATGTTGCACAAAGCACTCGCAGAAAACCCAAAACTTAAAGCGAAACTAGAGGCTAACATTGGTGGCCTGAAGAAAGTATTTGAGCAAGTTGAGTCTGGGAAGTTCTCAGGTGAACTTGGCAACATATACGAGAGAGCAATGTCCCGTGTGGACAAAGCGAAGACTTCTCCAGAGCAAAGGTTTGAGGAATTCCTAGCCTACCTTGTCACAGAATATAACAACAACCCTAAGAACCTACCTGCTAAGTTAGCCAAGTTAGTTAAAGACTTGATCGCTCAAGTCCGTCACGCACTTATGGGTATGGGGGTAGAGTGGAATCACCTAACCCCTGCTGACTTAAACGCCATGGCTATCGCGGCTATCAAGACACAAGGTACTGCTGTCCAAGGTGACACTGTTCTAGCGAGTGATGTTAAGAAGACTAAGCAAGAAAACCTAGATGCATGGGTAGGCGGTCATCCTATCTTAGAAGCCAGTGAGGTTAACGACTACAACTTCCAAGAAGGCGAAGGGGTCGTGATGAAAGTTAATCACGGGACTACCCACGACTTCAACGAGTTCGATGCTACGTCAGGTAACAAAGACGGGTACTGGGGAGCGATGAACTACTTCACCACAGACTACGGTGATGCGGATCAGAACTACGGGCATGAAAAAGGTAGTGATCTCGACAATCGAGTCTCGTTCTTGGCAGATGACCTAGAGGCAAGTGAGTATGAACTCTCATCCGAGGTTATAAGCAAAGCAGAGCAAGAACTCGCAAGTGATCTTTCTCAAGTTAACGAGATCATGGGTAAACCTAAAGTAAAGGTTACTGCCGAGTTCAGAAAGACACACGCACAGAAGATAACAGGTAGGGGTTACGAACTTGAGGCAAAATCTAGACTAGTTGGGGATGACCCTAAAGTCCTTGAGGTTTATGTAAAACTAAACAACCCTTTTGTCATTGGGGGTACGCAGACTTGGTTGTCTTTCACAGACCCAGAATCACACAGAGCAGACGCAGAAGAATCTGTAGCTAGTAGCTATGGGGAAGAGGTGACTGATGAGTTCCGTCAAGAACGCGAAGACGAGATTCAAGATGAGATATACGAACTACAGGCACAGGAAGAGAACCCCCTAACTGAGGCTATCACTTCTGTAGCATATGACTATGACTTAGATGCGGGACGCATTCTCGCAGACCTTGTTGACTACGCTGACGAAATAACCACAGATCAGCTAGTCAAAACTCTCCGTCAAAATGGAGAAATCATGGAGGTTTATGATGAGTCTACAGGGGATATGGTCAGTCAGGGTGAAGTGATCAACAAGATCATTGAAGAGTTGGGCTATGACGGCATCGTCATGAAGAATGCTGACAAGGTCTTTCTAGGAATGGACATGGGAGCGGGTACTACCCACGTTCATGTGTTCCATGAGAACAGAAACCACATTAAGAGTATCGATGGTAACGAGACCTACGATGGCAACAACCCTAATATATACAAGTCTACTAAGGGTAAGACAACCCTAGAACAACGTATGACGTTGTCGGGTAAGGATGCTATCGCACCTGTGCCTGAGTTGTCTGCGAAGATGACTGAGATGGGTGATGATATTAATCAAGGTGAGTACAACGATACCATTGATGAGTTCAAACCTGTCGCTGAGTACAAGGCTGTTCCTGAGATCGCCACTACTGAAGAGACTTACTTTGGGCTTAGTCGTGAAGGATTCGTTAAGGGAGATAGAGAGAACAACAAGCAGAAGAAAGTTTCTGTTCTAACAGAAGAACACAACGACAAGCCTATCGCTCTGCGTTTAGACATACCCTCGTATAAAAACAACGGTGTGTGGGTGGTGACCGTTCACGAACCTTCAAATGCTAAGGGTACTAATGTTGGTAAAGCACTGTCTTACCAAGGCGCGGCAGTAATCAAAGGTGATATCCAATTCACCACCACGGATGAAGGTGCGGCACAGGACATTGCGAAGGGAGGCTCCAAGACTCCGATAGCTGTGATGCAAGGTGACTACGTTCATATGTCTGATGTTGAGATTAAAGCATACGCAGACGAGGCTATCCAAAGTGATGAGTGGACTCAGGTCGGATACGATCCTCAGAAACATTCGTACTGGTTTAACCGTGGGGATCACACAGTTCCTATTACTTCCGCGTCTGAGGTTATCCAAGTCGGTAACTTGATTCTAGCGAAGGATGCAGTTGAAGGATTCCAAGATGACTTCTTATTCTCTGTTGCGCCAACTCCTACCGATCCAGTTCTTGTTGCGGCCCTTGAAAAGTCGGGGGGTATGGCTAATAAGCCAAAGAGTCCTAAAGACAGGTTAGAGAAGACTACTAAGAACATCAAAGGGTTCTTCACACGGCAGAATCTTGCTGATCAATACGACTCGTTCAGGCGCGTAGGTGACAATAAGACAAGTTGGATGCTGGCGCGGATGAGTAACCTTGGCTCTAACATTGTCGAGGGTGCAATCAAGATCGGGTCTCCTGTATTCCACGAAGACAATAGTGGAGGGTTGACTTACAAGGCAGGGTCTAGAAGTTTGACAGACATCTTCGACCCACTACGGGGAGAGATAGATTACTTCTTAGCCTTCCGTGCTGGACACCGTGGCGAGAGTTTCCTTCTGGAGGCAGAGGCTGGAAAGGTTGAGGTTAATGACCTGACGTACACTATGAAGTTGGCGAAGAAACGCAGAACCGCAGTACGTAATGCTATCAAGAACCGAGTTAACCTGACAAAGGTAGAGCGACAATCCCTTATCGCAGAGGAAAAAGAGATAAACGCTCACCTCAAAGTTAAAAAATCGGAACTCAAAGTAGCGGGCGAAAGGGCTAAATCAAAAGAGAAGTTATTCACCCCTGCTGAAGTGCAAGCACTCAAGAACCTACCTGACACATTGGAAGGTGATCTAGGCGGGCGGTCAAGACGCGAGGTCTATGAAGAAGTGGCTCAAGAATTTGATGCCATGCATGATGACTTTGTTCAGCTTGGGGTTAAGACAGGGCTGTTCAGCGAACAACAGGCTCAAAAGTGGAAAGATGGTG